AAAGCCCCCAAGGAATCCAATTAAGGATCCCAAGGGGGCGTTACCCTCAGGTATACATTACGTATACTTGGGGGTTATTTTATTGCTTCTTGTACAGTCATACGACCAGCGGTACGCTGAGACTCTGCATGAGCCGTAGCTTCTTCTTCAGACAGACCCTCAGCAACAGCATCTGAGTAGTTCTGTTCCCAGACCTTACTGAGGATTGCTTCATTGATCTCTGGGGTATACGCAAGAGCGGGGTCGAGGTTGAACATTTCAACATACTCCATGTCGTCAATACCCGGTACTATGTTAAAAGACTTCCTATCGTTACTCATGTGTTACTTCTCCTGTTAGTTATCTTTGACGAATACGCCATCAACCATACGACCTGTACGTACGGATATCTTATTGTATGCTTCATCCAAGCACTCTGTGAGACTTAAACCCCATAGATTCGCTTGGACTGTAAGGGTCACCAGTACATCACCAAGTTCATCACGTACGTTATCAACATTAGTTGAGTAGACAGCCTCCATGAACTCCACAGACTCCTCCTCAAACTTACCTAACTGCCTCAGCTTACGCCCTTCCAGTTCAGAATCACCAACAGTATCCCCAAGGATACCTTTGATGTGAGCCCAGTCGATTACTTTCTCTTCCAGTTCTTCAAATATGTTGTACATTATTCTTCATCCTCATCATAGGTAGATTTCTCTGCGATAGACAGAAACACGAAGTTAGCAGATGCCTGCAAGCATCCCAGCATTGCCACGTTGGTCATCTCACCATTGTATTTGGCTATTAAATCATTCAAGTCTTGCAGCATTGTGTTCTCAGCTACATACTTGTCTGGGAATTGTGTTATGTTATTCATATTGGTTTCCTTAACAAAAGAAGTAATCAGACGACAGGATCTCAGAGATATCTAAGGTACCTAGTTCTGGTTGTTTAAGTGTATAACCCTCTCGGGTCTCTAGTAACATGTTCTCTATGACTGTGAAGAAGTTCTCACTGTTGTATATCATGGCGAACTGCCACTTGGTATGGTCTATTAGTTTATTCACATCACATGCATGAGTCGAGAATGAATCATGTATAGCACCGAAGTCACCATTAAAGCTTTGGATAACCTTGGCCATGTGAGCTGCGTCCATTGAGTGAACGAAGTTAGGTGAGCATCCAGACGCAAAGGATCTACGGCAGGGTATCAAGTCACCATTAGGTGTTATGTATGGCACCTTGATGCTGTGACCTATCTGACCCAGACCACGTATGGTACTCCGGACTGTGATGTTCTTCTGTCTCCAGACTTCATACAGCACTGGGAATCCCGAGGGAGTTGTCCATTGTGTACATGTGTTTCCTGTTGACAGAATGTGATCAGTCATCTTCTGAATAAACTTCATGGTCTTTAAGGGGCCTACGCAGGTGTCATTGATTGCAAGTATTAGTTGCTTTGACAGAGGGGTACAGTCATCTTCTGTGATATTGTACTTCGTGTCATAGCCTTCTACCTTACAGTCATAGTACATGTTAGCACCAATCTTCTTCTGACCTGCTGAGTATGCCCTTGTCATAGCACCACGCTTTGCTATCCCCTTACGGACAGCTTTCATTGGTATCTTACGTTCATCAAACCAGTCTGGCATCCTTCCTATAAGACGCTTGGCAACTTGGACATAGAAGTCCTTCTGTATCTCACTAGGTACAAGAGACACCAGTTCACCAGCTTGTTTGTCTTTACTGATAGCTGCCAGATGCTGCCATCCATTGTTACTTCCATCCACAGGGATAGGTAATCTACTCCTGTAAATATCACCCTTAGACTTAGCAGTTACATAGCCCTTAAGATCCAAGCAACATGCAAGGAAGCTCACCGGCTTCTCTGCTTCTGGCCTGAAGGTCTGACCATCCGCTAAGTGGTTTATCCAAGTCAGGTTGTTTAGGGTCCACAACTCTCTGTCCTTTAAGGTCATCTTGTCCACGGAGATGGTAGATAACCCTTCGTCTTGAAGATAGGTTTGGTAGTCCGCTGTTACCCATGTTGGTAGGTCCTCTAGTTCATATGATTGGTTATAGGAACAAGCTGTATGTATACACAGCCATCGGTATCCCTCAGTGTCCATAGCTTTTGCATAGGCAAACTCAAATAGACCTTTGGATACGTCAGAACCTTGGAAGTTTAAGAAGGGTTCAGTGTAGTACACACGCCCTCTGTAATCACATTCCACCATCTGATAGAAGTCCTTATGTCCTATTGCATGTATCTTTGCAATGACGAACTTCATCTCAATTGCCTTTGACTTAGCTTTGATTGACTGGTCCTCAAGATCTATGAACAATCCGAGGTTAGTCTCTAAGGCTTTGGCTAGTGTACTGTTAAGTCTCCAAGGTGTTTGTTGCAGCTTGTTAAGAGCAGTGATAAATGGTGCTCCTATAAGCTGCTTAAAGTCCTCCTCTGAACTCATTCGCTTTATGTATGGACGTTTGGTGAACTCATTACGTAAGGATGTGATGTCCTTAGGTGGTGTGAAGGATGTACCAATCAGTGTATCCCTCTCGTACTCTGGTGGTAGATCACCTAAGTCAGCCCACTTATCTAACAGTATGATTATGTACGGTGCTCTGTACCCTGAGTACTCTCTTTCAATGTGTATATAACCCAGTTGAAGGAATGCTTCTAAGTACAGATCACCTACTGCTAATATCTCCTGATGGTTGGTGTTCAGCACACCTAAAGCAGACAGCACCTGTAAGCCTATCACAGTCGATGTAACAGTTAGTTTAAAGGGTGCTGACGTTGCCCTTCTGGACTTCTGATAAGCTGCCACAGCACCTGCTACGGCCCTTACAGTGAGCTTCTGATACGTGTATCCATACGGTATCATACTTGAGATTAATCTGGCACCTTCAGGAGGTCGCCCTCTGAATGTATTACCTTCACATCTCTCCTTTATGTACTCAGTTATTAACTCGACACCTAAGGAGTTATCCAGTGTAACTGAGGAAGTCCTCCTGTCCTTTGAGTCTTCCTGTTCTTGTGTCATAGTATGCTGAGCCACAGTCTCCAGTGCGTCCTGTAAATCTGGACTTAAGTACCCTGAGTTTGATAGTGTTCCGTTCATCTTCATCTTCTGCCACTAAGTTACGTGAGAATGTAATTATATCAAAGCTGATCTGTTTGATCGAACCTGAACCCTTGATGTCATCTATAGAGGACAAGTATCCTTCTTCAAATGACTTACCATTTTGAGACTTCCTGAGGTGACTGATCAACCCAAGCCATATGTTATGCTTCTTAACTACTTTTAGCAAGTCAGACATAATAGAATCTATAGCTTCATTACCAGTCTTACCTCCAGCACCCTCAGATACTGCTATTGTTATATGATCTAGGATGATGTACTCACAACCTAGCAGACACAAGTTCTCGATCTGGTCGATTAGACTGGAGTCAGAGACTGCACCGTTATGGTCGAGTAGTATTAACCTTTCATTCCCGAAGACCTTCTCGTAAGCCTTACGTTCTTGCTCAGGAGTAGGATCCTTAGGTGCAAACATCTTGATGAACTTCTCTGCAGAATCACCTATTGACTCCTCAAGAGACACCATACCTATACTGTCCTCAGTCTTTTCCTCAATCTCCAATACAATCTCTTTGATCATAGTAGATTTACCAGAGCCAGTACCTGAGGTGAACAATACAATCTCACCCTTACGCATACCGTCAAGCTTATCGTTGAGTCCTTGCAGACATGCAGGGTATGGTATTGACAGTACATTCTTACGAGCAACATATGCATCCCAGATAGCCTCACCGCGTACGATGGAGGCAGGGGTATACTTACGTGCATTGAAGACTGCATTCATGATTTCCAAGGGAGTGGAGTCGCATGGGTCATTAGCACTCAGTGTTGCCACCAGTGTCTTGTCCCAACCAATGATCTTAGCTGCCTCTGATACTGCTTTAGCACCTGCATCATCTTGATCGAACATCAGTATAATCTCGTCAAATGACCTGAGCCACTCACGATTAGCAACAAGGATCTTCATGTTTGATGAGGATGGCAGGGAGACTACAGGGTAGGTACGCTTGTACTTGTTGAGCATAGCCTGTTGTACTGCAATAGCATCTAACTCACCCTCTGTTATGATAACCTTGAAACCACCGGGTTGGAACTTAGACTGACCAAACAACTCCAGATCCTTATGCTTTAGCTCACCAACTACTCGGAACTCCTTTGGTAGTGTCCTCTTCTTATATGCCACTACCTTACCTTTAACTGTATAGGGGTAGTAGTGTGTTGTTATCTCACCAGCAGCGTTATAGGCAACCTTCATATCATAGACTTCACATGCTGTCTTAGTAAGGTTACGTTCACGAACACCTGCTGTGTCGTAGTTACTGATGTCTTGGAGCGACTCGCCACTCATATCATAATCCTGTTGTCGGTTATTAGGTTTAAACTTTGATTCAACTGTTGGGTCATACTGATCTAGAAAGGCTGGCTTATCACATGCAAAGCATTTACCTCGTCCATTAGACCACAGACCTACTGCATCAGATGACCCACAGTGGTGACATGGGTAGCTCTTTGTGAAGTGTTCAGCCATCAGTTCCACCTGTCTTCTTTGTAGGACTTAGTGTCGATACGTCTGGTACTTGCTTTGACTTTACGATCAAGTCTCTGCTGCTTCTTCTCCTTTGGTTTTGATAAGTACTCTTCCGGTTCTGTAGATTTCGTCAAGTCTGTCTTTTGTTTCATCTGTTATTGCTTCTTTAGGTATGAATTTGACTGCACCGATCTGTCGGTTCAGGTATAAAGGAATCCCTTCTGAACACTTCTCCGTAAGTACATCTAAGTACCATTGAACTTTACATTCTGCTGCTGATAGCCCTCCTCTTGTCTTGAACAATTGGATTATATCAAATGACATATCAGAGCCATCCTCTCTCAGATCATTTATGTGCTTTGAGGAACTTGTGTACTTCTTCCAGTTAGACTCCTTGTCTCGCTTAGTCTTCTTGTAAGAGTGGAACTGCTTCTTACCTATGTATCTGATTGGATTACCATCAGGTACAGAGACAGTTATCAGGTACACGAATCCAAAGTAATCATCTACCTCGAACTCCTCACCATCATATGTCCAGTGGCCTAGTCTATTCATCCTTAAATACCTCTTCAATAGTTAAACGTCTGAACCCATTCCAATCTCTCCTCATATACAATAAGTTAAAGCAGGTCTCAAGTTTAGGTTTCCAGTCACGAGGGTGATGGTCACGCCATGTGTCCCCAACGGTCTCAAGCATATCTTTTGTCGGTACATCTTTTAAGATCTTCTCGGCTTTCTTAGGGCCTATACCTTTTAGTCCATGAATGTTATCTGTACTGTCACCTGTAAGCATCTGTATGCACATCTTGTAATGACCTTCATCACCATCAATAAAGTATTGAGTCTTCTTGTTGAAGTTATAGTGCCAACCCGGAACCATGTCAATGTCCTTATCGATGTGCGCTATTACATAATGTTCACCAGCATCATACGCTTCTTGTGCCCAGATAGATACAATGTCATCTGCCTCACAGTTGTCAGACTTGAAGCACCCAGTCTCCCATGCGTACTCTGTTACTGCCTCCCTCCTCTCTTTTACTTTAGGATCCATAGGTTTACCGTTGGCTCTGGTTCCTTTGTAGTCCTCAGAGATACCGTATCGGAAGTTACCCTTGCCTTTGACAGCTACATAACCTTTGACACTTCCTGTGTCTCTCATGATTGCATCAAGTGCTTTGTCAAAGTAACTCTTTGCCTGTGTCACTGAGTCTGTTGTCACTGCTATCTTGAAGATGATTGAGTCAGCGTCTATGAAACACTTATCATACTCCATCTCTTCTGTCATACAGCTCTTGTTAAACATCTCGTAGACTGCATCGTTATTGTTGAACATAGTTATTACTCTTTTTCATATTATCTTCTGCTGTAAGTATCTGTAAGTTATTCTCCACATGTAGCCCCGATACTGTCTTACCAAGCAACGGTATTATGTGGTCAACGTGGTATGAACTAGGCCCATGTAATTTAATCAATACTGCACACTCCTCATATATCTTCCGTATAGCATCAAGGTCTGCCCATTCGGGTGTCCTCTGCTTCTTACGTATATGCCTTAGTCTGTTTATGTGATTTACATAACCCTTATTCTCAGCCTTCCACTTTAGCTTACGTATAGCTTCCCTCTTACGACCTTCGGGGGATCTGTAACGGGCGTCACTGTCACGGTGATCAAGCCTATTCTTAGCCCTCTTACATGGTATGCATCGGTACTTGTGGTTCCTTACACAACTAGCCAACCAATTAACACCCTCTTCGAGAACTACCTCACAGTCTGTACAGCATCTAGTGGATTTCAGCATAGTTTACCCCTATCTTACCATCCCCGTCCATACAGGTAACACCTACAGACCTAGGACCCTCACGGAATCCAGCCACTGAGATAGCCAGTACTTCCTTGGCATGTGCAGTTGGCGTAACCCATGCAGTCTCATCGTGATAGAACAATATAGGATAAGTATCCTTAATACCTAACTCCTTAATCTTCTTGTACTGGTAGACTAATGCAGTCTTGCAGGTAATACCTTCCAGTGTTTGAAGTAAGTAGTTCAGTAGTTGGTGTTCTGAGCCTACGATAACTCGTCTGCCGTCAGCTCCGATGATGAAACCTATCCCTGTCTTCATTCTATTGTGCCTGTACTCAGCTGCCAAGTTATCCTTCAGTTCCTTAAGCTTAGGGAATGCTGCTTTGAACTTAGCATCTGCTGCCTTACCAGCTTTAGGTGACTTGAGGCCTGTGACAACTTCTCCAAGCTTAGACATACCTGCCCCAAATAAGTAGGCATAGATGAAACTCTTAGCTTTTGATCGTGAGATACCAAGGATAGCAGCATTACGTGAGTGAGCATCAGTTCCATCAGATTCCTTACCTAATACAACTGATGAAGTGAACTCGTCATCACCCATATAATGTGCCAGACCTCTGAACTGATTACCAGCAGAGTCAGCACCTACCAGTCTTGTACCACGCTCACAGGTTAATAAGGATCTTAAAGCCTCACCGTACTGTGCATGAACTCCAGGAATGTTGACTATACCTCTGTGTCTGCACCGGAATGAAGGTGTGCCTATGGTAAACATGTCACCATGTAACCGACCATCACCCCATCTGCCAACCATCTCAATCCAGTTATCAACCATAGATAACCTTTGACGTATCATGTAGTAGTCACTGATCATTGAACCAACGATACCCAGAGGCTCTAAGGAGCTGTCTGTAAGCTTTGGAGACATCTTGATCCACTTACCTTGCACTTTCTTGAAAGTCCAGTCATCAGGCTTCCAGCCAATATCTGATAGGTACTTCTTTACCAGTGTAAGCTGACCTAAACGTACATCACAGAACTCAATACGTGAGAAGGGTCCAGTCACGAATCCATTAGAAGCTTTAGTGTTTGGTTCTAAATCAAACCAATCAGTTATGTTCTTATAGTAGTCACCATTCTTTTTCACAATCTTATCAACTTCCTTGGTACCCTTCAGGATACACACACGACCTAAGTCAGGTTCAAGTTCATCTTCAATAGAATGTAACTTCCATGTAAGGTCACGCTTCAATGCTTTAGCTCTTGGCATGTTAAACTTCCAACCCTTGGCTGTGATATCTGCATTAACCTTTGCAAAGTCATGCTCCAGTATTAAAGCCTGCTTAAACTCTGGTCTTGCTTTGATCTGTATAGAAGCCTCTTTTGAAAGTCTGCGATACACTAACGTGTTTAATGTGACGTCTTGGATACAATATGTAAGCATTTCCTGATTGTAATTAGTCCAATCGTTATAGTCTCCTTTAGGATAATTGAAGAACTCACCCCAACCTGCAAGGCCATGTCGGTGTGTACGTTGAAACATACATAACTGAGACATGATCAAGGTATCCCATATCTTCTGAGAGTCCCTAGGTTCCCATCCAAGGAGCCTTTTAAGAACCGGTAGGTCATATCCAATTATGTTGTGACCGGCTATCAGATCGGCTTCTAGGAGCTTCTGGAGCCCTTCAGCTAGTGAGGGTAGTGCATCATCCCAGTCTGAATAGGAGAAGACCTCCTCAGTCTCTATATCCTGCATTACAAGACACCATATTGTGTCAACCTCAGGTATAAGACCATTGGTTTCTAAATCCCATATTAGTTTCTTACTCATATTGTAGTCCTCCAAGACTAATGATCAGTTTATAGGAACCATGATCAGGTTCAATTATATATTAAGGTACTTCGCAGCCACCACCACCACATGCAACTTCAGCACTTAAGTCTGTTTCATCTGCAGACTCAATGATATTACCTAGGTTGATTGATGTTAGTGAGCTTTCCATCATGTTGTAACGTTCTTCTGTGATATCCTCAAATGGTGCTTGTATATATGTACCACCGTTATAAGGTAACACTGAAATACCGTTGAAGGTATTACGGTTCTTCCACATCCATTCACCTACTAATTCCCACTCATCATCACGTACAGAGATAGTACAGGACACATTGTGTGCATTCTGACCCTCTATATGACCCGTGGCAACCCATTCAGTGTTAAACCTACGTACCCTGTCAAGTAACTCAATGGGGCTTTCAGTTCGCAGAATGGATCCTTCAGGTGCCTTCTGTGGGATCTCAATTACCGCTTGCGATTGGGGATTGAAGTACTCATCCTCCACAAGCTCTGGATGCTTTTCCAGAAAGTACTGATACAACGCTTCATTCTTTCCAATACGTTGGCGACGAATATAAAAATCATTATGCCAAGCGTGAATACCGGAAGAACTACCCAGCACACAGCTGCTAGTGCCGCTAGGCTTAACAGTAGTACAGCGAGCAGCAGGATTGATCCCCATAAGATTAGAAACTCTTTTATTCTCTTTAACAACTTCATCTGCTGCCTCATTTAAATCATAGTTTAAGATTACACCAGAGCCAATGCCCGTCATACCTACACCGATCAGTGCGTCTTTCTCAGTAGTCTCACGCCAGATGTCCCGTAAGTAGTGGAAGTCTGTATAACCAGCTTGCAATGTTCCGATAAAGGCTGCTGCTTTGGCTCTTTCGTTAAGATCTGATTGAGATGATATATCTGATACATTTAGCTCACACAAATTGCAGAATTGATAGGGTCGTAACGCGATCTCACAACATGGATTGGTCCCCCAGTCCTTGTCATTAGTAAAGTATACTCCGGGCTCACCTGAACCTGAGAGTTCTACTCGTTTCCATAGCTTCTGGAACTCAACTGAGGTGATCTTATGACGTAGCATTACTGCTGAGTTGTTAGATCGTCCACGTTGTGGGTTAGCCACGTACCATTCACCAGCTTTACAGCCTAGCATGTCGTCATCATCCATAGAGAATAATGAGATCATGGCTGCTCTTCGGATACCACCTGTCAATACCGCATCAGCGATGTAACACATGATGTCATGCACTTCCAAGGATGTCAGTTGTCGGTTAATTGCATTATCAAGGACACCACGGATGTGGTGAATACAGTCTTTTAAGGGCTGAGGACCCGGTGCTTTGCCTCCTGTTGTGATCAAACGTGCACCTTTTGGGCGTACATCACGGTAATCAAGGTCAACATCCATAGCACCTTTGAAGTAAGCCTCCACTAATACCTTGATTGCATCTGCCCAACCTTCAATATTGTCTGATACAAGGAACCTACGTGTACGCTTCTTAGGCCCTACGACCTCAGGGAGCTTACGGATGTGGTGACGTTGCACTGAATAACCCACACCTGTGCCGCCAAGCAGCAGAAACATAGTCTCAGAGAACGCTTCTACGTCTTCAACAGGTAAGTAAGCGCAGTTATAGATACGATTA